AAAACAACCTATGCGTAAAATACTGTTATATTATCCGCAACGTCTAAAGTATATTTAACAGAAGCTCCACTAGCAAACAAAACACCTTGAGATGGTATTGTTCTGTCTATAGTTTCATTCGCTGTTCCTATTGTTCTAGATTTAAACAATGTTGTACCACTTTCGGGAGTTCCGTTAATAAATTCAACGTCTCCCGCTGTGCCACCAGATACTACAGACATTCCTTTAAGCCTCACTCTATTAGACCCTTCCACAGCTTGAGCACATATAGATCCCGTGCCAACAGAAACATTTGCTGCATATTGTGCTGAACAAGTAGCCGAAGCAACTGTCAAAAATAAACTAGAACCTGCTACTGTCTCTGCCGAACTTGTCGAAGTGATAACTTCAGTTAAAGAATCTCCAAAAACATCCGTACCAACCACAGTCACTGTTTTTGCATTATCACCAGTTCCTGCGGTCGTTACTGTAACATTTCTAGCAGTACCATTAGCATGTGTAGTGTTGGCCAAAGTAAAAGCTGCCGTTGGTCTCGCTGCAGTTGCTATTCTCGTTGTGCTTGCAGCATTTTCATCACTTATCGTTAATGGTCTTACGTCTGATAGACTCGCCATATTACTCTCCTATAATTAAAGTCTTTCGAAAGAAGTACCAGGAGTTCTTGTAACTGTGATATCCTTTAAGAAAATTTCATCAACTGCTGTACCATTTTTTAGAATAGCTAAATATGGCACAAGAACATCGCCATCATCAAATGTAAACGCTGCAGTTGTTGCTGGTGCGGCTAAAGTGCCTGCTCCCGCTACTGCATTAACAACTAGCTCATATGTTACCACGCCTGCTGAAGATAAATTAACTTTTAATCTTAAATTTTGAGTATCAACTGGAACTGAAGCACCACAATCTGTTGAAGTAGAGGTTCCTGAATTATTCAAATCTGTTTGAATTTCAATGTTAGTATCACCTTGTGCTCCAAAAGCAACGATATCGGTGTATACTAAATCACCCGCTGTTGCTGCGGCAACGGCGGCATTTAAACCAGTAGCAAACTCTTCTGTTTTTCTAAAACCAACAACTATGCAGTCAAAGTCTGTATAGTCTGCTGCTTGAAAAGTAGCATCAATAGATCCAGAATGTGTTCCAACTGTAAATGTATGAGGACCTGTTCCTTGAGCATTTCCACCACATATCATTTGTAACCCAACATTATCTGCTGTTTCACCATCCATAGCAAGATTTAAACCTGCATGAGTTGTAGCTGTATCAGTCGCTGGTACTGTCCCATCTAACATTGGAGCAGTTCCTGCTGCTGTAAAAGCACCTACCGCAACACAAGATGCGGGATACATCTGTCCTTGTGGACCCACAAATATCATACCAAACTTATCTCCATCCGCTAAAACTCCAATAGCACTATTAGCCATTAAAGTAGTTACAGGTGGAGGACAAGTAATGTAGTTGTATTGAAAAATTGTTGTTGAAGCTGCTGCCGTAATTTGACCAGTGGAACTGATTGAAAGATTTTCTGTAATCGCTCCAGTGGTAGTATTTTTAGTGATTTGTTTAAAACCACCTTCAGATCTGACTGGACCTGTAAAAGTTGTTGTAGCCATGTTAATCTCCTTGTCTTGGCAATTGTCGAAGTTAATTCTTCGTCAAGGTATTTTTATTATACATAAAAAAAAGGCGACTGCAATGAGTCGCCTTAAAAAATCTAATTTATTTTTTATGCACCTTTTGAACCAAAGACACATCTTGGATCGGAAAATCCAAAACTATATCTTTCTCTGGCTTTAAATCTCATGTTACCAGTGTCAAAATCAGCTTCCATTTGAGTTGCTAAAGGCACTCTTTCAAAGTGCATAAAGCCTCTTGGAGCATCTGTTAAAACAAAGAATGCATCAGTGTCAGTTAAAAAGTCATTAACAGTATAGCCTTCTGGAAGCATTCCAGTTGATCTTATAGCATTAACGTCATTATCTGCTGTTGCACTTCTAAGTTGTGATGCCATGAGTCTTTCAGCAACAAACTGAAGTTGACGTGGTATAACAAGTTTTCTACCAGTCAATGCAATTTTTAAACCCCTTTCATCAACAAAACCTGCAATGCTAATTAAAGCATCTTCAAGAGATGTTTCGTTAAGGTCTGCATCAGTTGATGGTTCATTAGCAAAAGTATTTCCAGTGACAATTGGGTGTGCAGTTGAACATAGCTCAACTCCGTCACCACCAGTTACTGTATTATCAAAAGCATTGTTAAGAACAGAAGCTGCCTTAACTTGTTTTGTGTGTGCCATTGATCTTGCTAATGCACGTGTGTATCTTGAAGATAATCTGTCATACAAGTTATCTTCGACTGCCTCTTCAGTGATTGAGAAAGCCAAAGCAATAGTCTCATGGTTGTAGCGAGCAGTGAATGATTCGTTTGCATCATCAAATGATACTCCAGAACCTTCTTGTTTCACTGGTGCTGCACCAAAACCAGAAAGCATTACTTCTTCTTCAAACGATCTGTCTGATGATTCAGTTATAAAAATTTCAGCATGTTGATTTTCGTACCTGCCGAATTCCATACCAAAGAGAGCGTTTAAGCCTGGCTCTAGTTCTTTGGCGAGTTGTGCTCTAGATATAGCCATAATCTAATCTCCCTATGATATTGCTGCATCACCATCTCCAACTGAACTGAAGAAGACGTGATTGTTAATTTTTACGATATATTTTACACCCGCAGCAGCATGATCTTGATTTTCTACATCTTCTTGAATTCCAAGAATCATCAAAGGATTTGATGGATCGGAATCTTCAGCAGTAGAAATATCTATCTGTGCGGTTGATATACCAGTTGTTGTGTTTCCACTTGTAGCATTCTCTAATTCAGCGGTTTTAAAAATATCAACTTTTGCAGTTGCTCTGCTAGTATTTGTACCATCAGAACATACAACATACCTTTGCATTGGATTGTCATATACAAAACCCTTGATATCATGATTTGTGTCCGCTGAACCATCTCCTGGCCACGTGTTAGAAAACTTTAATTTCTTTGTAGTGTTGTCAACATATTCACACCCAGCAAAAACTCCTAAGATCTGTCTCTGATCTCCAGTAGCAGCACCCAGTACTTGGATTGTACCACCAGTTAACTCGACTTGAACAGGAGAGCCTTGGAAAATAGCTGATGCATCACTAGCAATGAAATACTGATTAGTGCCACCAGGGTTTGTACCCCCCATAGCATTAATCGGCTTTAGGCCAAATTTTAAATCTGCATTTGCCATTTATAGCTCCTTAAAAAGTTACGAAAAGGAATTATTCCTTTCCAAAAGTTACTTGACTTCGCCTACTCTTCTCAATAGGCATCGAAGGATGTTGCTCCTTCATTAAGTCCTGATCTACGGCAGTCATTTGATTGCGGGTCTGATCCCGAAAATATTCAGTTCTTTCTTTAACTGTCTCTTCAGGTATTTTGGCTAACATTAAGCCACCATTACCAATTACACCTTCATGTTTACCTTCTTCAACCGAAGCAAATTGTTGATCTGGATATTCATCTGCTCTTACTGGCTCATAACCCTCTCTAAGTCTTGAATGAACGTTCATTTGATCGTCCTCTCCTCTTAGCTGAGTTCTAATCCAACGATGTTTAAATCCATCTTTTGGCTTCGGTGCATCCAACTTACTTGGTGGTGCCCATGGTTTTCTGCGTGCAGTTTTAGCACGTGTTTGATCTGATCGTGGAGTTGTTCTATCTGTCATGTTTGTACCTCACTCTTTAACATATTTAGCATATTCTTCAAGCGGAACACTAAGTCTTTTTGCCATCGCTACTTGTGATGGTGTCAACTTCACGGTCCTACGCCCCTTATTACTGTTGCGAGATGCTGTGTTATCAGCAGGAGCGACCCTGTTAACACTACTCGTTTTCTCTTCTTCAAACTCTTCAGGAAAACGTTTCCTGATTCGTTGATTAATTTCAGTATAGTATTCATCGCTTCTCGGGTCAAATCCTTCTTGTTTTAATTTTTTATCAAGACCCATAGCAAGCATAGTCATTTCTTCATTTTCACCAAACCAAAGATTCTTTTCTGCCCAAGCTTTTGCCTTCGGATCAACCTGTACCTCTGGTTGTGCTTGAGGTTGAGTTTGTACTTGAGGTTGAACCTCTGGTTGAGAATCTTGTCTTTCCTTAGCTAAACGATGTCTTTCTTGTTCTATTGTAGCTTTTGCTATGGCTTGTTGTGCTTGAACCATTGCATCAACATCATTTACTTCTACTGCTTTTTTATAAGCATCTGAGGCAGAGGCTAGTTGAGACTCAATACGAGTTCCATACTCTGTAATGTATCCTTTGTCTAAGTTTTGTATTTGAGTAGAAAGTTTTTCATTTTGATGTTTTAATGTTTCAGCTAATCGAACTGCTTCTTCTTTATCTCTTTCTTCTTTTCTGTATCTGTCTGTAAGTTTTTTTATTCGGTTTTGAACATTTTTGCTGTATTCATTAAGTTCATCTTCTTTTTTTTCTTCTACAACCTCTTCGGTTTTTGCC